ACTATCCCATAGCTCCCCGGTGGTGTCATATGCTGAATAATTTGGAGCTATACCAATTCTACTAATTGCATCAGACGGTTTTATATTTATAACATTACTGTGATTTTCTAATGAATCCCATAGCTTCCCGGTGGTGTCATATGCTGAATAATTTGGAGCTATACCGATTCCACTAGTATTAGTAGAATTGGCAATTGGACCAATTGCATCTGATGGCTTGATATTTGAAGTTGTATTCCAATTAGATAAAGTGTCCCATTTATCACCAGAAGTATCATATGATGAATATGATGATGGTAATTGACCATTTTGTATTTGATCTGATATCGGTGTTTGTGTTATGAATGGCATATGTTACACTGTCCTATTTAATCTAGTTGATCTGAATTTTGCTTCAGTTTGAACTGCTAATGGATCTAATTTAACTGTAACATTTAAGTTGCTTGATTCTAATGCTTGAGCAACTGCTGCAGCAATATTTACATTGCCGCCCATTCTATTAGCATTTTGTTTTTGTCCGAATGGATCTGTACCTCCTATTAAAATATCATCTTTTCGAAATGAAATTGGAGCTTGGCCAGGGCGAAGGATAAAATCATTTTCTTTTAATAGTGGTACATCTATGCCGAGTTTATTAGCTATCACGCGTAATCCATCTGCAGCTAATATTACATCTCCTGCAATATCCATTAATGATTCTGGTATTGCATCGAAAAATTTTGTTGTTGCAGATAGTAAAGGATTCAAAGCATTCGGGACGGTAGTTTGCATAGCTTGAATTCTTCCTTGTACATTTTGCAATCCAGTTGTACCAGACAACGCAGATGTATTATTTGCAATTGCTGCTCGCAGATCTTCCATACTTTTAGCTAAAACTTCATCACTACTTAACAAAGTATTTTGTGCTTTAGTAAAATCTTCAATTGCTTTAACTTGACTTTCTCCAACTATTTCGCCTGCATCCAGCTTTTTTTGTAATCCCTCTAAATCGCCTTCTTCTACTAAAGCTAACACATCTGGTTGTTTAATTTCCTCTAACACCGCCTTTCTTGCATCATATGCACGTAACTGTTTATATAGTTCGTCAGTACCAATACCCATAGTTTTTGCTAGTGCTTCTCCAGCTACTACATTATTTCGTATATAATCACCTTGTGTTTCAAAAATTGATGTATATGTTTTAGCCATCGCTGTCGGGTCAGCTCCAGTTAAATATTGTTGTCTTAATGTATTTAATAAATTTTCATTGCCTTTATTAATTTTTTGACCTGTTAATAATTGGTACTCCATTTCTGCACCAATACTCTCTTCAATATTTAAAGCTCCGCGGGCTGCGCCTGCTATTGCATCAAACGAAGTTCCCAAACGTTTTGCAGATAATGCAGCTAATCCTAACTGCGAAGGATATTTACCAAATATTGTAGAATTCATTGCTGAAACTTTTGAAAGTTCATCAAACATTTCATTTAATGTTCCGGCTTCTACTCCATTTGCTTCAAGTGCATCACGCATTGCAGTTAATTGTAGTACTGTTTGTTCTATACCTAAATCACTTTGTAATGCATAATTAATAAATGCAGCTGATGATTCTTCGGATAATCCAGCTTGTTGTTGTAAAAGGTCGTTTATAGAAAAAAGATTCTTTGCTGTTTTTTTTCCTTCTTCTGCTTGTTTACTAATAAATTTACCTAAACCAGTAAATTGCATTTCGATCGAAGCTGCATATTTTCTTGCACTTTCAGCACCAATATTTAATGATTTACCAACCTTATCTAGTTTTACTCCTAATTGTGTAGCAGCAGTAGTTGTAATTCCTAATTTTTTTGCTAATTCAACGTTACGTTGTTCATAAAAGCTAGTTTGTTTTGTTAGTTCAACTAACTGCTTAGTCCCATCAGCTAAAATTGCATTAAGTTTTGCAGCAACTAAATTCGCGCCGCCAAATGCATTGGTAGAATCTTTAAGAGTTTCTATATATGTTTTAAATGCACTTTCTCCTCGTTTTAAATCTTCTGGATCTACTGGACCTTGTCCGGTACGAGGCTTTGTACGAAGCTGTTTTATCAATATGTCTTTTTGTGATGTCATATATCAATAAATATCTAAAACGGAGGTTTTGTAACTTTTGGACTAGTATTAGTTTCTGCAGGTGGTGAGTCTGCAGGAGCTAACCAAGTTTTAAGCTGTCTAAGATAATATCTACGCCAAGTAATTGGCATATTGAATACCTCAGTCCAGGAGAATCCGCCCCCTTTAAAAACTAAAGAAAATATTTCTTCATGAAGTAATTTACGATATTCAGAGTTCAGGCCAAAGAAAGCCGGTGTCAAGCTGAAACCCGGTTTCAGTGACGCCTCCTTGGCCATCACTAACTTCAATTGATAAATCAATACCAGGAATACATGATTGAATATATTTTTGTAATTCTCGAGAATCTACAATTCGCAATTGCGTATCAACATATGTCGAAATTTTTTCTGCAGAAGTTTCTCCATTAATTTCAACAATACTTGCTTTTAAAAATGATGTAACTAATTGTTCACTGTCAAAGTTTTTTACATCTAGATTTGACACTAATTTAAGTTTAAACTCATTTCCTGATGTTGTTACACAATCAAAATAACCGTTGTTGTCAGTTTTTACATGTACATGTTTTAAATCTAATTGTGTTAAATCAATTTCTATTTTTTCGGGTTTATTTTTTTCAGTAACAACTTGTGCTAAATATTTTTTACCATATCCTAAAATTCTAGCAGCTACTATCAATGTATCAGTATCGCACTTTAGTATGTTATCGTAAGTAACTCCTGGTGTAGTAATCATTGAATTTAATAATTTTTCAATAACAATACCTTGCCTTAAATATGATGGGTTTGTGAGAATATCTTCTTCACGAGCAGTCATGTATTTCATTTCAATCTTACCGCTTCGAAGTGGATGATTTTTTGGATAAAATTTTCCTTGAGACGGTAAGTCTACTATTTCGCCAGGAACATCTTGTTTTGTTGTTGCTTCATATTCTGCTACAGCTTTTGCTTTTGCAGCTTCAATTGGATCAACGTATTTGTCTGTTACTTTCATGTATATAACCTTTTATTTAAAATAAATATTTTGAACAGTAAAAATGGGAGCCGAAACTCCCATTCTAATAAATTAATATTCTAAGATTGCGTAATCGTATGAAAGTGTTAATGAAATTTCAACTGCGGCATCATTTGCCCAATCCATGTTACCCCAATCAGCATTATTAATAAATGCACCAACTAATGTCCATTCTTCTACTTTATCACCTACCGGGCCTAATGAATGGAATGTTAATCTTTTCTTGTATTGATCTGAATAACCATTTCTACCAGTTACAGATTCATGGCCTAAACGAATCCATTCAATAACAGCTTGTGCTCCTGATGGTACAATTGGATCATAAAGTGTAATATTGATATCTTGCCAACGAGATTTTCCTTTAATCTTTCTTTCAACATTGATATGATCAAATACAACTGGGTTTTGTTGTAATTTTGGTCTATCTGATGCTTTTATAATATATGAAGGAATATCATCAATGTACATAAAGAAACGATTTTGTAGTTTTGGTTCCCAATCCTTGAAAAAGATTTCTTCATCAGTTAAAATATCTGCCATGTTGTTTTCTCCGTAATTTATTATAAATATGATGAATAGTAAAAAAGGCAGAGCCGAAACCCTGCCTTTTAAAATTTATACTACCCGGTTATTCTGGGAAAGAAGCTCCGGTTGGTTGTATATTGAAATCTAACACAATAAATTCAGCCGTTCTTGTTGGTTGAAGGAATAATTGACCATATAAAATGTTTTGATCAATTAAATCAGGTGTATTATTTGTTTCATCCATTACAACACGGAAAGCATATAAACCCTGTTGCTGCCTTACACGATTCAAATAAGGATTCACAATATTTAAGAATCTATTTCTAGTAGCAGCCGTATTTTGTTCGAATACTAAATATCTGGTTGATGAAGCAATAAACTTCTTAACCGTAATAAGTAATCTTCTAACATTTACTCTATCTAATGCAGATGGACGTGCTTGAAGAGTCTTTTGTCCCCAAATACAAATACCTTGATTAGGGAATGTTGCAATCGGATTCACTCTCGCTTCATACAATGTATCACGTTCTGCTTGTGTCAATCTATTATAAACATCAATAGCTTGTGTCAATCCACCTCTGTTCAAACCAGCTGGTGCATACCATGGGGCAGCTACTGCATCATTAAATGCTAATACGCCTGGTACAACTACTGATGGCGGAACCCAAATTGGAAGGTTTCTACTTGTATCAATAATTTTTACCCATGGATAATAAGTAGATGTATAATTTGAATCAATACTATTAATTGTATTAGTTACGGTTGCAATAGAATCTGTTAAAGCATTTGAATCCATTACATAGAATGCATCTTGACGATCTTCTACTAATGTTCTAGCTGCTGAGGTAACTGTTGGGTGTAAAGATTCAATTATACCCGGTGTTAATAACATATTAATATCATATACATCTGTATTAGATAACGCTGCAAACGCTTTCTTATATGCCGTAGTACCTGTTGTTGATGCACCAGAACAATCAAATCCAAATGTATTATTTGCAGTAATATTTGTTCCAGTTAATTTAGGTAAGTTAGGTCTTGCACCATCAAATCCACCCTGCAATGGTACAATAAACTTACGTGTATTGATGCTAACATTGGTTGTAAATGAAGATGTGTTTGCTGTTAATGCAGCTTCCAATGATCCACTATATGCAGTAGCCAAACTAGGGAAGCCAGCTTCTGATGCTTGTGATACATCACCTAGATAGAAGTCTGCATTGCTACCTGTAGTTGCTCCTGTTGTTGGTGTTGGAGCTAAATAGTTCAAGTTATGCGTATCAGTAAAATCAAAACCATGATAATTCTTGTTGCTAAATTGTGAGCTTACAGTCTGCGATGTTACAAATGAAG